TGACTCCGACATCGGTAATAGCCGCACCGGAAACAGCAATCCACGCTTTTCCTCTTTTCAGTCTTGCACGAATTGCGGTAGATCCAACAGCCAGAGCATCATCACGCTCTCCGCCCTCGAAATGACCGGTAACAATTCCGGCGACTTCACTGTTTGCGTTATCTCCGGGCGCTGCTGCATATCCGGATACATAACAAAGAATACCGCCCTTATAATAGGTGTCGCTTGCGGCAACCTTTGGGCTAATCTCTTCCTGCTCGCCTTCAAATTCAATGATTTTTGGTGCTGCCAATGCTGACATTATTTACCACCTTTTTTCAATTTCAAATACTCATCTTTGGGCGTTCCAAAAATTGCCATTGCTTGAATATCATCCTCATCAAGTGCGTTTGTATCGCCGGGCTTTGTGGTAACATTTTCAGGGTTCTCCTGAATCTGAACCTTTTTGGCCGCGTTGCGAGCAATCGATGCGGTCAGTGATGCGGTTACATCTGATGCGTTTTTGCCTGATGCGATTGCTTCCTCGACAAGTTTGTCGGTCTCTTCGTCCTGCCCGCTGAATGCTTTCAGTCCTGATACTCGCCGCTTCTCTTCGGAGATTCCAGCCTGAAACGCTTCGGCTTTCAGGGCCTTGATTTCTTCTTCGGTCATTTTTTTATTGACCTCCTTTTTTTCCGGCCCCGTGGCCGTTTGTTCCACGCCGACGGCGGGATTATTGAAACCGAGCATCCCGCGCATAAGAGCCGCTGCTTGCTCGAAATCTTTTTCATTGGTTACTGATTTTATTAGACTGTTTGCATTTGCAATAATCGCTTTTGTTTTGAGTATAGCAGATGTTTTTTCTTCTTTTTCTTCCCCAATAATCTCATCAACAAAACCGGCTGAAACCATTTCTTTACCGAAAAAATATGTTTCTTCGTTCATCATATCGGTGATTTCTTTTTCTGATTTTCCAGTTTTGTTGACATATTCGGCTTTTAAAAGGTTTGAAAACCCCTCGGAAATGTCAGCGGCTTTTCTTAGGGCGATATGATCACCATATTCAAAATTCATTGCATTATGAATCATGTATATTGAATTTGCATGTGCCTTGATTGTATCTCCAGAAAGGGCAATGATGCTCCCCATGCTTGCGGCAATTCCGGTGATGATAACTTCTTTTTTACCTTTTGCATTTTTTATACTGTTGAAAATTGCGATACCCTCTGTCACGAGTCCGCCAGGTGAATTTATTTCTACGGTAAAATCCTCGTTTCCGATAAATTCAATTTGTTGCCGTATGTCTCGAGCTGATACATCCCAGCCGATGATTCCGTCAATTATTATCTTTTTCAATTCGCGCCTCCAATTTTGCGCCCGATAGATTCCCCGAGGTTATCAAGTACACCAATGCCGAGAAGGGCACACCCGGCAGTAATAAAAATAGTACATACCTGTAAGGCGGTTTCGGGATCTTTGACGGTAAAAAATATTGACATTACCCCGATAACTGTCAAGATTATGCCACCAATTGACATAAAAACACTACCCCATAATCGTTTCGATGATTTTACGATATTTCCATCGATGTCTGTTGACTCGATTATCCCGATTTTATCACTCATTAACTTTCACCCGATACAACATGGCCTTGTATGCATGCTCGTAGTGATGACAAGCCGGTTAAATCGTCTTGGATGATAAACTGGAATTCGTCTGCTGTGTCGCCGTCAAGCCGAATAACTACGCCGTTTTTATCAAACCCGTTAAACGACCTACGGCATCCGAAACCGTATAAACCGCCTGGACCAAGTGTAGCGTCAAGATACTGGACATCAAAACTCCGTGATCTAAAATCGCCGTTTGTTTTTGCGTTAAAAATATTTTTGTAGCTTGCGTTTTTTTTGCGAATAACAACGCCTTTTGATATTGCGGAAATTCCGCCGAATTTTCCATCATCCATTGCAAGATCATCTGTCATCGTGATGATAACGCGGCACAAGTCCCATTTGGTGCTTGCTGGAGGAGACACCTTGAATATGACTGGCGTTACTGATCCGTTGACTGCCATATTTGACACTGACCTGAAAGCCTCTGAGCCTACCGGGAATGAGAAGTCAAGCGGGCTGTCAAGAGTGATGTCATTTGTGCTGACTGCAATTGCAATGCCTTGATAAAAATGGATACCTGATTTAAAACAAATTACGTTACCAGCAACAACTCCATGGCCTGCGACAAGAGAAACAACGTTTTGATCAATGTCAGGCTGTGTGGAAAGTTCAATATCTGCAATTTTGTTACATAATTGCAGGTCTACGATATCGGTGTGCTGGTCTTGTATTGCAATTGGCACGTGTCCGTATTCGTCAAGCTCAACCTCGACATTAACATTATCTTTGATAAAATCTGTCATTTCACGCCCTCCGCGAGGATAGAATTTCTTTGATATCGATAAGAGAATCCATAATGTGTTTCATGTCTGTTTTTAGTTCAATTGTCCAGTTTCGGTTTTCGTAGAATTCTATATGCTGGCTGGCGTTGTGTGCCTTTTCAGCCTTGACATCATTTTCAATATTTGTAAGTCGCATATTCTGCAAGTCATTTGTCGACGCAAGGCGCTGCATATCCATGCCGTATTTGACGGCCATTCCAAGGATGGTAATAAAAAATAATATGATAGGCATTATCTCGGCAATGTTAATCATTTCGTCCCGTCTCCGTCGCTTGTGATGTTAAGTACATTTTCAGGGCTTGTCTCTGCCCTGTTTATTTCAGCGTTTGCTATTGCGAGTTCCCGGTTTTCAATTTTTAACCTTTCGATATTCTCCATGGCGTCAGATCCGTTTGTCTCCATGGCTACACGTTCTCGGGTTGTTGTGCCATCTTCGATCTTCATTCTGTTTGACATGGCCTCTTTTAACGGGTCGATGTTCGGCATTGAATCGCCATTCCATGAGTGATAGAGCCATGCTGCGCGAATCACCGGGCTTTTGCTGTCGAACCCAGGAATATTTATTGATCCCGATCTTACTGATTCGATAAACCATGCATGATAAATAGGTGTTAAAAATCCAACTTCTGAATTTGTTCGCTCAATCATTACTTTTCTGAAAAACAAAAGAAGTGACGCCCGAGAAGCTGAATAATTGGCATTGAATGATTCCTCAAGAACCTCTATTGGGATTCCTTTACCTGCTGCAAGTGGCCTTATGACGTTACGGACGAACTCGCCAAAATTTACATTTGGTCGTTTTGTATCAAAAGAATTTATCTTTTCGCCTTTTTGCAAATTCTGGACAATCAATCCTGGCTTGTCAAATTTTGCCGTTGGTGTGCCTTTTTCTGTTGGGGTATCCGGCTCTGTATTTGCTGCTGATTTCCTTATTCCGCTTAATACGTTTGACGCCGGGTTGTCTGATGACGGCTCAATCCATACGGCGAAAACCGCATTAATTACGGCTGCGGCAAGTTCTGCGACTGAATAGTCGGCAATTTTTTTAAGCTCATTTACACAATCGGCAAAAATTGGAGTACCTCTGAGCGCTCCGATTGATTCGTTTAATGTCGAGTGGATTACATACCTGCGCCCATTTTCTGAATAAGGTATTTCTGACGGTTCCATTCCGAATAATTCATCGGTTAAATAAATTGATTCTGCTTTGCCAAATTTATTTATTTTTACGCCTTCGGATATAACTAAATTTTCATCAAGCGGCTGGTCTTTTGGGCTTACCATTTGATCTGGTGAGTACATCTGGATCGAAACAGGTGACATCCGGCCAGTGTCTTTATCTTGGTATCTGATGACTGAAATAGTCTCACCGTCTATCAGGCGGTTGATATATTCTATCATTTGCAGTTGGTAAAAATTATATTTGCCCCGCGCATCAGGCTCTGTGCTGCTTGCCCATAGGTCAAAACGTGTTTCAATTTCTCTCTGGAATTCGTGCTTTTTCGCCTCATCCCATCCGGTTATACCGTCGAGTAGTTTCCAGATCGGCTTGCACTCAATCGCAAGGCCGGTTCCGATTACGTTATCCGCAAGCCTGCCTACCATTGCTTTTGCATGGCTTGATTCCCAGTAAATTTTTCTTGACTCTTCCCGGAGTATGTCCGAGCTTTTTCCAAAAATTGAGGGATAAGCTTTTAATCCAAAAAAAGAAAGAGTGTCAAAAAGTATGCCTGATTTTGTAAATGGCTTTATTTCTTTAATTTGCGCTTTGATATTATTAGTAAATGCTCCTATGGCATTTGAGAACCTTTCGGTAATTTTCATAATCCACAACCTGAGAATTCACCGGCGAGAATTCCGCAATCTGTCGCGCCGTAGCTTTCTACTCGCTCGCGCTCTGATGTCAGGTCTTTGATTAAATCGTTTAGCTCAGATAGTGACGCCCTTGTTACCTGCTGGCTTCCTTGTCCGTCGTTAAATGAATATGATTGTGCGCCTGTTAGGATTGCCCGCCTTGCTGCTGTTGCTGCTGTGATGTCTTCGTCAATTTCTGCAATCGTCCGCAAGGCTTCCCCCTTTTGGGTAAATCATAATTGATTAAAAAAAATTCGTCAAGTGGCATTTTTTAACATAAGCCAAAATAAATCCCACGAGATCGAGTTATCGGGTGAAATCTCATCTTGAACCATGGACGCGAGAACGTATAATGCGGCCATTGAATAAATCCTGCAGTCAAGAGCCTCATTTCTGTCACGGCTTTTTTTCCATTCCCATTTTTTCCCGCCGTTTTTCAGCTTCGTCAAAACAAATGACTCTGCTGTTATTTGCTCAAAATATTCTTGCCCGTAGTCATCCGGAAAGGCGCATATCCCGCTTTGCTCATCTTCTGCGCCTGTTTTGTCTTTGTAAAGGTATCCGTAAATTTCACTTTTCAACATGCCCGTTTGGATATTTACGCGCTTTGTAGAATAACCCGCAACATCTCTGATGGTAAAAATACTTTTACTTGTCGAGTTTACCGGGTCGCCCATAACGGCGTAAACTCCTGATGAATACTGTTCGCAAAATTGATAGACCGTTGTTGTGTTGTACCCGCAGTCAATCAATGACATTTTTATTTGATGCCCTGCGTGTTCAGATTCCATGACGCGTGACAACTCTGTCCAGCATGGATCGTTTATATTTTTTGTGTCTCCAAAAATAACGCCGTACTTGATTGAGTGCGATCTTTTACGGTCTCCCCAGCCGACTATCTCATATTCAATACGGTCTTTTTGTACGTCCGCGCCCATAGTTAGTATCAACACGCCTGATCCTTCCGGAAGGGTTCCAGACTCATACCTGCCGCGCTTAAGCATTACCCTTTCCCATCTTGGCGCATCACCACGCTCCTCGAATGTCTCGCCAAGTACGGTATTAACAAATGTTTTTAACCTGCCGCGATCGTCTTTGATGTTTATAAATTCCTCGATGATCGACTCCCATGACCTCGCGCCGATGGATGAGTACAGACTTGACAGGTGATATGAGCGGTAAAATCTTTTTTTTGGCTTTGCTGTTGCTATCCATTCTGCAATGCCTCCAGATTCTTTACTCCGGAGAAAAAAAGCTTTGTCTGAATTTTTCCAGTGCCCCCCGCAGGTGTTGCATGTGTATTTAACCGATTCCCATATCAAATTGCCATCAGTGTCTTTTTCCCATGACAAGTTTTTGAATTCAAGCTTTTGCATTTTTCCGCAATGTTTGCATGGTACAAAATAAAATCGCTGGTCGCCGTCAAAAAAAGCCCGCTCGATTCTGCTTGTGCCTTTTGAAAGCGGGGTTGATATGTGCAGGATCTTACGGCTGGTCTCATACGTGTCAGTGCGGCGGATAGCCAAGGCGATCGGGTCGCCTTCGTCTCCGACCTCTTGCGGATAGGCGTCTTCTTCGTCAAGTAGCAAATATTGAATTGCGTTTGATCTTAATTTACTGCCGGAGTTCGGGCCGTACGCAAGCAGGAAACCGCCCGGAAATTCTTTTGAGTCTTTTGTATCGCCGGTTTTTTTACCGTGCGATTTCTGAACTTGTGCAAATATTTTATGACTTATACCAGCGGATTGAATAAGCGGATCTACTCGCTTCTCCATCCAGATATCTGACATCTGCTTGTCTCCGGTTATTGCCATTGTCGGCCCTGGTGCTACGTCGATAATGTACCCGATAAAATTCTCCATGACGGCAACAGTTCCGGCGAGCTGCGCGCCTTTCATTAAAGCCACTTCCCTGATGTCTGATGACTCAGATAAATTATTAACTATCTCGCGCATAGGCTCTGACTCGGTAAATCGAAATGGCCCCGGCCTTGATGTCAAGCCTTGAGGCAACACGCGCTTTTCTTCTGCCCATTCAGAAACGAGCTGATAATTTTTTTTCGGAGGCAGGCATCCAAGAAGTGCGGCGATAATTAATTTTTTCATTGCTCTTGATTCTGATTTTGTATATAAATTATTTTTTTTCATATTTGTTTTTCAAAAACTTTCCTGATTGATTCAATTGCTTCATCGATTTCTTTTTGCAATTCAATTTCAATAATTTTTGCACCGTTTCCAGATTCAGCCAGCGCAACAATGCGCGGTGATATTCTTTTGGGCATGTCTTGGATCCGTGATTTTATTTCGACTTGTATTTTTTGCGCTATTTTTCTTACCTCTGAGATATCGACAAGCTCTTTTTTGTCCTGATAGAATTTTAACTCATGCCGCATCGCTTGCGCTTTTTTAAGCCTTATATCAACATTTAGTTTATCAAGCGCATCCGGATATTTAATATCATCATCATCTATTCCGTCAGTCGGTAATTCAAGGCCGTCCATATGGTCAAGTGTTGTTTTTGCTTTTTTGCTTTTTGGGATCTGGTTTTCTCGCGGTTTTTCTGCTGGCTTTTTTTCTATACGCGCTTTTGTTTCTGCATGTTTTTTTTGAGGTTCCGATTTTGGAAGTATAGCATTTTTTGATATTGTTTTGTTTGATATATATTCAACATTTTTTGGATCTGTCTCATCGATTAATTTTTGAGGAGTCTCAATTATTCTGCCGTCTTTTATTCCTTTGCAAACTGCCGCCCGTGATACGCTGGCCAACCTTGCAAATTGTGCTGATGTTAACATGACTTAATGATTAACACATAGGCCGATCGGTGTCAAGGTTAACAAGGTTGGAAAATCCCGCTCAGAAAAAAACAAAAATGCCCTACAGTACC